AAATATCTGGGATCACCACTCCATTCGCCGAAAATTTTAGAACAACAGGTCTGACACTTTAGCACGTTAAAGTGTTAAACTTCACCGCGTTAAAGTGGTAACGTGTGAAAGTATGAACAAATCATGTCATGAATATTAACAAACTATGAACTATAAAAGATCAACAAAATCCACGCATGAAATTAAAAAATATCAGTAGACAAAAAATCAAACCATGGTACTATATAGGTGTAACAAGAAAGAAACAACACCAAACACAAACAAAGAAAGTGAGGATTTAAATAATGACAGTTGGAGAACAGACAGATATGATTGAATTGGCTGGGGAGTTTATAAAGATTGGAGTACATACGACAACACTTGAAAACGAAGTAGTAAAAAAGATGATGAAGAAAATCGCCGCTAACGCGGTATGTGTAGGACTTTACAACTTTAACAAACTAGTTATCGGACACGTTGGCGATGGTAACTTTACAACAATTAAACCAGTATGGAAAGCCGCTAGAGCTGGGATGATGAAATGTTTAGCAATAATCAATAATGAGGGTGAAGATCTTAAAGACATTCTATCGCTTGAAGAAATTGAAGAAGCGGTACGTTTCACAATCTTTGAATTAGAAACAAGTGAGGATGACGATGAGTAAACCGATTAGAAAAGTCAACATTCCAGAAACTACAAGAATCAACTTTGTCGACAAGCGCATAACCATAAAGGAGACTGAAAAAGATGGTGGAATCGCTTTTTATGACCTTGACTCCACTTTACTATGTGAGGGCTACTATACAAATCAAATACGTGGTGAGCTTCAAAAAGTGGAAACAGATAATGCGACGTATTATACTTTTACTTTTAACAATGGAAAAAACACTCACTATCGTAATTTTTACAAGTTGCGTAAATCATAACTTTTATGTATCTGGCTTACCACCGTAGACCATAGCACAACACACTATAAAATAAACGGCTGATATTACATACTAATATAACCTTACACTTCAAACAAATAACACAAAAAAGGAGATTTAAAATTATGAAGAAATTTGAACTTGTATCTGGAGATGAAAAATGCGTAAAGCTTGTAAAAATTAACGGGACAACCGCCCTTGCAAAAGACGCTAAACCATCTGGCAAGCTTTTAGGAATTGTAATGGGCACAGATGAAGATACTTTCAAAGTTACCTATTACTTATGTATCGAGACTGAAGAAGGTTTTGGCATTTATGCAACAGGTGTGCAGCGTGAAATTGAAAAAATCGCTGATTTATTAACAGATGCTATTGCAGATGGGCATGATTTTATCATTGAATGCACAACAGGCATTTCAAGAAAGTCAAATCAGACGTTCTTTAAGATCATGGTAAGAAACTTTTAAACGGTCAACAGTGCGGTTGATATCCAAAACGTAGAACGGAAGCTTAATCAATTTGTTTATATCTATAAGGGACTGGAAACAGTCCCTTTTATAATCACATAATGTTAACAATTTGTTTACAAAATATCTCATATTTGTTCATAATTATATGATAAACTAAAAGAACAAAAAATGAAAGTGAGGTATGAATATGTATTTGGAAAGTCAATTATTACAACTTCAACATGCTATTGTTTTGAGAGCTTTAGACGACATTAAAACACCTGTTTTGAGACTCAAGTATTACCGCGAAGTTAGAAGCTCACTTGAAACATTCGCGCCGCTGTATCATATGACAGCAGATGAAATGATACAAAGAGCAATCGCAAGTGGCTATATCGAGCCTTTTACAGAAAGTGAGGTAGAGGAGTATGGCAAGTAAACAAAAAGAGCGTGTTGGCGAAGTCCAACGTGCAAAAGGCGTTTTGTATGAAGTATCTAACGATAAGTACACGCTACTCAAACAGCACTACACGAAGCAAGAGCTTTTGTTACTTTTGAGAACCTTAGGCAAAAGAGCACAAACCAGATTAAAAACATTAAGCACATATTTCAGCGAACGCGGCAAAAAGTATACTGGACAAATCAACCCAGTATATGACAGGTATAAAGGATTCGACATAAGATATCAAGGCTTATCTACACAAGCACTTTACAAGAAAGTTAGAACAGCAATTGAAATTTTGAACGCTAAACAGTCAACTTATAGCGGCTATGTGAAATTACAACATAACGCTTTTAGTAAGTTAAAAGAGAATCACCCAAAACTCAAAGATTTAACATTTGACCAATGGCAAGCGATTGTTGTTTACATGGGCATGTGGCAATCAGCACATGAGGGCGAACAGTACGACAGCGAAACCTTGCTAAGCAATTCCAAATGGTCGTATGAGACGGGGCAATTTGGGCCATTTAACTTTAAGAAAGTTGACCTTGATAAATGGTTTTTAGACGTTCAACGAGAAGGTTCATCTGGACAATGGTTAGACTTGAAAGAGGATTTTGACGACATTTAAGAGAGGTGTAGACAATGGCAAAACGAAAAGAAAAAATTTCATACTGTAAAAAGTTTCTTTGTTTTGACATTGAAACGACTCACGAACACATATCAGAAGATTGCGACATAATCTACACATGGCATTGGTCTGTCATGGATAGCGACTATAACTATAAAACATGTTCATCATGGTCAAATCTATATGACTACTTACATAACCAATACCGAATCTTTTCCACTCAAGGCGAAAACCGTCTTATCGTATACGTTCACAACCTCTCCTATGAAATGGAAGCGATAATTAGAAACCTTGAGGGGCATACCATGACAGGCGGCTTTTACATGGACACCCACGAACCCTTATATCTTATCATTGACGATGTTTTGGAATTTAGATGTAGTTACAAGCTTACTAATAAGGGACTTGCGGCTTGCGGTAAAGATGTAGGACTTGAAAAGCTTGAAATGAACTATAAAGATATCGTAAAACCAGGCGAAACGTTGCCGCAAGACAAAGAGCGCTATACATACCGTGACGTTGAAATCATGGTGGCGAAAATCCATCAGCTTGAAGAACAGGAAAATAAACCGTTCTACGAATTTCCTTATACAAATACTGGTTTCTTACGTGACGAACTTCGCGCTATCATGAAAAAAGATAGCAAATGGATGAAAATGTTTCGTAACACTTCGCTTGACTATGACAGATATGTGATTTGTCGAAAAGCGTTCATGGGCGGCTATACTCACGCTAACTATATGTATGCTGGACAAATCATGGAAAACGTGGACAGCTACGATTTTGGTAGTGCGTATCCTTTCGCCATAGCAACAGAGAAATTTCCTGTTGCACCTCTCAAGCGTTTACCAAATGCGAATATTTACGATTTGAAACGTTTAATTAACACAGACAATTATCTTTTTATCTGCACAATTACAGCAAAGAACGTCCGTGCAAGGGGGACGATGACTTATCTTTCATCCTCACATTGTGAAGTGTCAAGTGATAGCGTTTTGGACAATGGTAGAATTTTCAAAGCTGACATGATAAAAACTACATGTACTAGCCTCGATCTTGCTATCATTTTGCGAATGTATAAGATTGAGGCTATCCGCGTAGATGACTGTTATTATTGTAGAGCTGACTATTTACCATCGGGAATTGTTTGCACAATGTTAAAATATTACAACAATAAACAGAGTTTAAAGCACGTAAAAGGCGAAGAATTAAACTACGCAAAAGCCAAAAACCGTGTAAACAGCTTTTATGGCATGTTTGTTCAAGATCCTATTCACGATGTTGTAACGCTTGATGGTACAGAATGGAGTTTAGATCATTGCGCAATAACAAACAAAGAAGAAATTTCCGCACAGCTCGAAACATTTTATAAATCGTTTAGAAGCTTTTTGCCATACCAAATAGGCGTTTTTATACCGGCATGGACACGCTACCATTTAATGCATGATATAGTGTCAAAAATTGATAGAAATGTGCTATACTGTGATACAGACAGCGCAAAAGTTATAAATCGAGAAGAATGTTTAAATGTGATAAACGGTTATAATGACTATGCAAAATATAAAATTGACTTAGCAATAAAACGCTATGGTTTAGATTATAAACTACCAGACTTAGGAATTTTTGATTTGGAAACAGAAAAATCGGGTGCGTGGTTGAAATTTAAGACTTTTGGCGCGAAGAAATATATATATCAAGATACTGATAAAAAATTGTATATGACTGTATCGGGACTCTCAAAGAAAGCCGTGAATTATCTAACATCCATCGAAGATTTTGAAATTTTTACAACTTTCGACAAAGATGTATCTGGAAGAACAATATCACACCCAACAACAAATTCAATTCCAACTTATGACAACGGTGGTACATGGATAGAGGACACTACTTATACTTTATCAATCTCGCCCGAATATGGCGCTTTGATTGGAATAGACGTTTATAGCATCAAACCGACAATAATAACAAAAGAGGGAAAGAAAGAAAATACAGATGTAGACATAAGTAAACGTTTAGAAAAGTTTACTGTAAAAACTAAACACTTATCACCAATAATTTTAGAAAAGATAGGAGGATGATATTATATGGAAATAGAGAATTTATATATAACGGTAGGTGACGAAACCTACATAAACATTCCATCATTGTATACTTTAAACGCGGATGTTTACATTATTTTTGGTGAACGTTCCGCTGGCAAGACATATTCAGTTTTCAAGGGACTTTTTGACGACTATAACGCAACAGGTGCGCAATTTGTTTATATGCGTACACGCGAAGACTATCTTATCCGTGGTAGAGCGTGGGGGGCTGTAGCGAACATCAAGCCGTATGTTGAAAAAACACTATGGAAAGAAGAAGCAAACCTTAATTATTATAGTGGAGTTTATCGCAAACAAGAGTTGGGGCGAAACAACAAATGGATATATTCGCCATGTGGCTATAGCTCATCAATTGCCTCATGGATGAAATACAAAGGTAACGGCTACGATTCGGTTAAAACTATATTTTTAGACGAATTTATCGAGGACGACGACACTACTACAATAATACCGCTGTCAAGAAACGAATTTTTAAAAGGCTATAGTCAGCAAATATCAACTATAGTTAGACGACGAAAAGACGTAAAAATTGTAGCATGTGCAAACAGCATCAACCCGAAAAGCCCCCTGTTTGATTATTACAACATTGACGCACGTAAACTAGAACAGGGAAAAGTTTACATTTTCAACCGCAAGCTCGAGGACGGCGATACACTGAAAATTAGCGTTCTGTATACCGAACCGCCCAAAACAGTACACGTTTCAAAACATCTTGCGGTTTACGAGTCCCAAACAAACGACATGACTATAAACGGAGCATGGCAAGAGGAAGTATTCCCAGACATTTATAATCACTTATCATGGAATTGGTACGCGGAGCTGTCTAATAAAAACAACAGGATATATATAACGGACTTTGGAATTACAGTGATATATCCAAATAAAAGAGGTGTGCCCCTAGTCGTGATTGACGGTAAATATAAAGCTAAAGCAATAATGCAAACAACAGAATTATATCTTCCTATTGGTCAGCGGTTGATACAGTGGCTTTTATACTACAAACGAACCTCACAAATATGTGCAAGCTCAAAAAAGGCAAGCGAAAAATTCAATGACTTAATCAAGCGTATTCTTATTGACAAAAATTAAACCTATGATAAAATAAAAATGGGACTACTAGACAGACTGTGAAGAGCAGAGTAGTTGTGCAAACTGTCAGCACGGGCGTGGAGACACGCCCACCTTTTTAGAAAGTGAGGTGTTGTGATGGATGTAAGCGCGGTAACACAAATAGTTACAAGTGTAGGCTTTCCTATCTGTATGACGTTAATCTTATGTTATTACATTAAGTATCAAACAGATGTACATAAAGAGGAAACTAAAGAGCTTACAAATGCAATCAATTCTTTGAGAGAAATGATATCGGAAATCAAAACGAAATTAGAAGATGAGGTGAAAGCATGACATATTATGAAGTTATCAAAAAGGCGTTATTTATGTTTTATCACCGTGATGAGTACGCGTATTTTTACGGCGCGAAAGGGCAGGTGTTGACAGATGAAGTTATGAACACTTTAATCAGTCTCGAACCCGCGTTTTTTTCAAAATACACAACACAGGAGCTTGCAGCATATAAAGCTTTCTCGCGTGGTAAAATTGGGCTTGATTGTAGCGGCTTCGTATCTGCCGTTGTGGGTGTGCAAAATTACAGCACAGGACACTATCATGACGGATCAGAAATAACAACACCGTTTCTTGGAACTGAAGGAAACGGCTTGTATACAACTTTTGGCGGCACTGGAAAGCACATAGGCCTTGACATAGGCTATGGCTTTTTCCTACATGTACCAAATATGGGACATACCATTGAACTAGGCAGAATTGCAGAATATGAGTGGGAACACAGTTTTCATTTTGCAAATATTGATTATGAGGGGGCAAAAGCATGATAGATATAGACAAGATGGTGACAACTTTAAGCATTCCAGACGGCATGACGGTTGATGAAATGCGAAGAATCGTTGTGGATGTGCTTGATATGGCGAAAGCCTCAAATGAGGCAGAAAAAGCAATTGCAACAGAAAACGCAACACTGAAAACGGAAAATGATCGACTTAGCAAGCAGAACTTAGAATTGTTTAATCGTGTGACAACTTCCATTTCTCCGACTTCAAAAACAAAGGAAGAAGACGAAGAAGAAAAAGAGGAAGTCACAACCGAAGATGTTTTAAGTTATTATATTTAAGGGGGTATGAATTATGGCAAAAACAACAAAACCGCTGACAAGCGCACAGCGCGGCGTCAATCTTTTTAATGATGCACGAAGAAATTCTTCAAATGAGTATATGCGCGCAACGGGCGAAGTTACCGTGGCAACGTCAATTTCTCATGCAATGACGCCAATCGTAAAATATGCACCATTTATGAATGAATTTCTTCATTATGTTGTAAACAAAATTGTTATTCAGTCAGTTGAATCGAAGATGTACACCAATCAATATGAAATGCTGAAAAAGGAAGGTTTCCCACTTGGAACCGATGTGGAAATGAACTACGTCAATCCGGCTATGGGACGTGACTATGACATTTCTCTTGGTGCAACGCTTTTACAGGTGACAAAACCAGACGTTAAGACATGTTATTTTAGGCAGAACAGGAGACGACAGTTTCCAGTAACAATTCCTCGCGAACTTATGGAAGGTGCTTTTACATCATGGGAGCAGCTCGACAGTATGGTCACGGGCATGGTGACAAGTCTGTTTAGTGGAAATGAGATTGAGGAAGAAAACCTCATAAAGAAGCTGATTCAAACTTCCGTTAAGAACAACGTTGTAATCAAGAAAGAGATCCCATGGGATGAAGCCGACCCGGTAGCTTCTTCTGTTGGCTTCATCAAGACGATTCAGAAGATTGCACTTGACATTACACATGCCTCAAGCGATTTTAACAATTATCAAGCATACGCAACTGCACAGGGAATTACAGACGCAACACCAGCAATTACTTGGACGCCATCCGACAGCCTCTATTTGTTTGTAAGAAGTGACGTTTTAGTAAACTGTAATGTTGAAACACTTGCCGGAGCTTTCAACATGAGCAAAGCAGATTTAGTAGGCCGTGTGACGCCATTCCCGAACTTCGACTATCTTGATTTTGATTCAGAGATAGACACTGCAACGAAGTACTGGAAAACCATCAAGGATGATCAAAATATTCTTGCTGTGCTTGCGGATGTAAATACATTTGAGTACCGCGACAATTTAAGCACAAGTGGCGACTTCTATAATGCAGCCGGACTCTATCAGAATCAGTATTTGAACGTATGGCAGACATACGGTATTAGACCGTGGGGAAATGCTGTTGCAATTTGTAAAAATGCATAATAAAGGGGGGATAATATGACAACTGTATACTTGTTTGATTCACCATTTGATGACAGCGGTAAACATTTGTTAATCCCGACAGAAAGAAACGCCGAGGGGTTCTTGAAAGAACTTCTAGGCGTTCTTCCTTATAAACGTTATGATAACGTAACGTGGGAAAGACAGGGGCAAACTTTCCGCTGCCCTGTTAGAGCAGATGAATTAAAACGCTATAACTACATGGCGTATCAGAATGAATCACGCATTGAATTTGCGTATATTATAGACTATCAGTACGTTAATAATAAACTGACATATGTAAATACATCCGTTGATTATTGGGCGACATACATCGACAAATTCACATTCCATCCGTCTCCAATCATGAGACAGCACCCAGCAAATGACGGTCTATTTGCAAACTTTTATCCAGAGCCAACGCAAGTTGATAGGTGGGAAATTGCAAGAACCGAGTACGGGTTTTCAAAAGATGATGACGACTCCGTTTATCTGATGACCGCAAACAATACCGATACCTACGAAAACCGTTCTAGTGATTTTTACGCGGCTATTGCAAACTTCGCCATGGGTGATTATGGGCAAATCAATAATTTCTTTTCGTTGGTATCTGTCAACCCTTGCGAATGTGGCGGCATAGTACAAAGCAACACAAGTAAGTTATCAAGAGCACAAGCGCTTGAAGTGGTTAAACGCTACGCAAAGTGTGGAAGGCAAGAGGATATTATTGGAGCTTATCACGTACCCAAATTTTTCGCCACTGAAGTTAGCGGTGAAAATCTGGACAAAGTTGACAACCGAACAGGAGAGGTTGAGTTAGTTCAATCCTTTGTTGAAAAACCTCTATGGAACAAACTCTATACGTCACCACAGTTCAATAAAATCACGGTAAATTGTGGCGGCAGTGCCAAAGAGTATGACTTCCGCTATTTTGATGAATCCGCCCTTTTAGCTAAAAAATTTAAATTCAAATGGGCGGCTAATCAATCACAGTTGGGCGGTATTGTAATTACACCAGAGCAGTACGGAAACGGAACTAATGGCGACTACTCGCTTGCAAGTAGCACGTGGGATAGTGTGCAACTTTCGACTACACAGCTAAACAATAGTGGCGTCATGCGTGACTTTGGAAATTTTGGTGTTGCATCAATCGGAAATCTTTTTTCACTTGATATTAAAGGTGAGCTTCAAGCCGCGGAAACTTTTGCAGAAAACCTAGGTGCAAAATTTGAAGAATCAGACCTCACAATTGGAAATCCAACGGGAACTATTGCAATGTATAATGCGCTTTTCCCGATGATATCAGTTGCTTGGTATTATCCATCATTGCAAGACATAAAAAAATTTAACAACTATTTTTGCATGTATGGATATAACTATAATGGCAGTTTAGCAGATATCGTTATTGATTCTTTGCCAATTGTTAACTACGTACACACAAGCGGCGCAATCATTACCGCGGAAAATGCACCGCAAAACGCTATTGCGTACATGGCAAACAGGCTTGATAGCGGCGTGTGGTTTTGGCATGGTATCGGAAATTACAAGCACACTGACAAAATTTTAGAAAATCATTTTCCAGAAAGTGAGGGTGGTTAAATGGCAACATATATTGGCGAAGCTTCTAAAGATGAGAACGGCAATCTTCGAGGCGGTAAAGACGGAGATCAAAACGGGCTTGAAGTCCGTGTAACAGGTTGGTTTCCTCAAACAGGGGACGGTAGGCGCTGGGATTGGATAGCACGTATTCGCAACCGTCCAGACGTTGCAAGAGGAATTGCAACACTAATGATAGAGTCGTGTGATAATCAAAACGTTGGATATAATCAAGACAGACGGGAGACTTTCACAAATGAATGCAGAAAAGTTGGGTGGAAACCGAAAAACGTTACTACACCGTGCGCGACTGATTGCAGTGCTCTAGTAGCATGTGTATTAAACTGTCTGAATATTAAAGTGAGCACAAGCATGAACACATATAGCGAACTTGGCGAATTAAAAAATACAGAGCTGTTTGACATATTATATGACAGTAAGTACTTGACAACAGGTGACAACTTGCAAGTTGGCGATATTTTGCATATGCCTGGACACACAGCAATAGTTGTACAAAATTCAGAATCTACACAACCCGTTCCCGAGGAAAATAAAGAGAATGAACAGGTTGGTGCGCGAATGTGGATAAATTGGCAAGTTTTCGAGTCTGGAAAGGAATATACTGACAATAGTGGTTGGTATATAAATGGTGATAAGGGAAGGGCATACGGGCGATATCAGTTTGATTATCGCTACGGACTAGTTCCCTTTATGCAATTTTGTATACAGCACTATCCGAATCTTTTTAGTGGGTTCCAACCCTACATTGATTTAGGTGTTGGTAATGAGCAACTTGTCAGCAACAGCGGTCTAAAACAATTATTCATGGACTACACAACTAATCACTTGGCAGAGTTTTCAAAAATGCAAAATTGGGCGATGTTTAACAACTACTACAGTTTAATCAGAACGGAGATACAGAAACATTTGGGCTATGACGTTTCAAACGTTGGGGCTTATGCCGTGGGAACTGCCGCAAGTATTGCAATTCGTGACAGTGGATATTGGGACGCTGTAAAAGATATCTTCACGGGCACAACAGGCAGAGAGTCAGAAAGTGACTGGATAAAATTGGTCATGGCACGTCAAAACGCTAAAACGGGTGCGAATGACGGCAATCGTTGGACAACAACACAGTACAACCGTGTCTTTGCTGACATGCAAGCCCAAACGGGCGTTATCCAAATAGGCGAGGGTACAATTTTAGACTCCACAACCTCACCTGCCCCCGTGAATCCATCTGGAAGCGATGCTGGAAGTGCAAGCGGTAGCGGCACAGTCGAAGTTGTACAACCGACAACACCACCGCCGCCAGTCGGGGGAATTGACGCTAGAAATACGTTTTGCCCGTATTGGTCTTTAAAATACTTTGCAAATGTTTTGCCACTGAAAATTGATCGTTGACAATGACGGTCAATATGGTAAAATGAGGGTGGAAGGGTGAGGGTGAGGGATAAATGCTCAATATTCCACGCGGAACGTTGAGTGTAGAAAGTGAGGTGTTGAAATGGCTAAAAGAAATATAAAAAATCAGAATACACAGACAGAAAATCTTTTAACTATCGGTTTGTATTATACTTTTTTGCGTAGGATTGCTGTTGATGCGTGGACTTTTGAGGGACTGCCGTTTGACGACGATGACGTTTACAGACATGCGAATAACATTTTGAATGAGAATTTTGTACTTGGCAAGCTTGGGGGACTCTGGAAAGAAGATGGATTTTATGTTGTCGGAAATTGCACATCGTCAAGTACTAAAACGTGGTACGGTGGCGCGACAAAATATCAGTGTATGACATTTGTGAATACAGTCAGTAGAGATTTGAGCGAAGTGGCTACTTTAACGGCTAGTCTGTCACCGTTTACGGACTACGACATTGTTTCTATTGATGGTCTATGCAGACACTATGCCGCGTTGCTTTACGAATGCGACAGGTGTATAAATGTGAATTTGAAAGCACAGAACACACCTGCAATTTTGAATGCACCCGACGGACAAGAGTTGACATTTGCTAATATGTATGAGGAGATCGCCGGTCATAAGCCTGTTGTTTACGCAAGGGATATGTCACCGCTAAAAAGTCAGTATGACGATATACGTCAAATTGTCTACCAGACACCTGCACCTTTTGTTGGAGGAAATGTTGAACAGCTTAAATCTATGCTAATGTCGGATTTTATGTTTATGCTCGGTGTTAATGGCAGAACACAGTCAAAAGTTGCGCAAGTATCAAGTCTTGAAGTTATGCAAGACGCCCCGACACTTATGGTTTTGCGTAACTCATATGAACAGGCAAGACAGAATTTCTGTGATCAATGCAACAAGAAATTCGGTCTTAATGTGACGGCTACGTTTAATGACTCGAATATTGGTGATATTGGTTTGCTTGATCAATTTTCAGTGATGGATACCAATAGGGACACAGTAGAAACCGTTAAGAATGTTGGTTTAGAATCTCAAGAAAAGGAGGCCGGTGAAGATGACAATTCCAACGATTGATACTAACTTTACAGATAACGATAAGTATTGGTATGATATAGGGGCAAGTTATACGCTCCATGTGTATGATATTTTGCAAAATGCGCAAATTGGAAATGATCGGAAGTCTAACAAGAGCTTGTTTGATAATTATGACTTTGCGGCTTTTGGACTTGACGTTTATCCCCTTTTCAGTGAGGATTTTAGAAAGCCAATTAACGATATGATCGTAAGACATTTTCTGGAATGGGAAATAGGATACGAGACAGACTTTCTTTTCCGTGAGCACATCCGCGGTGATATGGCGCGAATTATGCCCGAACTGAATATCAAGCTTAAAGCGCGGTTTGAAGCCTACAACACGGAAAAAATGTTTGAGACGGAAAACAGCAAGAGCGTTCATAGTTCCGATGATTGGCATAAGTTTCTTGATACACCGCAAGGGCAGACAGATATGATTGACGATAACTATTTAACAAATATGAGTCAAAATCATGTTGATGATAGCACGACTCACACGGGTTCAAGTGGGACTGCCGCGGTTAACGCACAAACTTATACAAGTGCCGTGTGGGATTTTGAGACAGAAATTTGTGATAAACTGAAACATAATTTCTTGGGGCTGTTTAGGTGATGGACATTGACGAAAGTCTAACTTATGATATAATGATTTTAGAATTATGAAAGTGAGGTGTAAATATGGCAAATATACCGATTATCAATCCGCCAGATAAAGAGCATTTGGGCTTTTGTTGGCATCATCAATTTACAATTCCTTTGCTTTTTGATGATTGCTTGTCACTTCTGCAAAAGGTGTGCGCTTTGTGGGCAAAGCTCAATGACGTCATTGACGCATTGAATGAATTTAACGATGAATTTAATGCATGGGCGAAAAGTGTAGAAGAATCTTTGAAAGATTTGTATGCGAAGTATGAGGCGCTTGATACTAGAGTAACTAATATTGAGGAGCAGTTGCAAAATATTCAGACTGAATTGAATAATATTAAAAATGATATTACAAATATCAATCAGCGTTTAGACAATATCGAAAATAGAGTGTCAAATATCGAAAATGAAATCACAGATATTAAGCAGTCAATTTCCAACATTAACAACTCTATTACACAGATTCAAGCTGACATGACAGCTTTAGAAGCTAGGGTGAAAAAGTTGGAAGATTTGTTGAAGAATCTTAACATTATTCCACCTCAAACAATTCTTGATTTAAGCGACAACGATTCAGTCTGGGCGACCGTTTGGGGTGCATGGTGGGATTGGTTTTGCACAAATGTTATTGACTTCGCAAGCGGTGACAGTAAATCAAACTGGACATTATCCAACAATTTAAAATGGCATGACACAGTGACAAAACCGAGGCGAACTATTCAAATAGGCTATTTAGGTCAACCTGTTGCACTTGTAAAGTTACCATTCATTGCGGTACGAAAAAGCGTGTGGACTTCTAAACCAACCCTCCAACAAATAGATGCAGTTGCACCAACTTTCAAGAGTAATAGTTTATATCCAACTAATGGTTTTTTTGATCTTACATTAACGCAAGAGTTTGGATACACTATGGATGAAGTCAAACTCATGACAAGTTATATTCCTTTTTTAACTAAAGACAGTATCGTTGTTAAATCTGATAATAAGTGGACATATCCATGTTTTGCTGTTCAAGCTGACGTACGTTTACAAATACCAGAAACGGGAACTAATGCAAAGCTTGCAATTATACCACAAAGCATCACGTTAGCGGCTGTCCCAAATGCGGAAGATGCATCAATTGCAACAGCTTGGGATTTATATATTTATTGTATCGCTGAAAATGGTTAATTAGAAAGTGAGATGGTATATATGGATTTATTGAAATATTTGGAACCTATGAAGAATTTGCCAGAAAGGTTTTCTAATCTTGCGTTTTGGCGTGGGGTGAGAAAGCTTAGGGATGAGGTTGTAAATGCTTTTGAGTATGTGGATAGTTGGGGGGATGGCATTGAACTTAACATTTCTGCATTGCGAAATTATAAGATTTCAAGCTATCAGAGTCCTACATTTGACGCATATTCCAGATCGCATACCATGATTCTAGGCTTTAACGATTTGCAGCATTGGTGTAAGTTGACATTAAATAACGTTACGTTAGCGAAAAAAGCCAATCAAATTATCATTCCTATGGGAATTAGTTTCAATATCATCACCGGCGATACAACAGTTGGTGATAATGTATCATTACCTTTTGCATGGTGTCGAACTGGTAGCACATCGGTAGACTCTATTACACTTTCCTTTATAAACACTACATATGTGCCTTGTTATAGTAAGTATCAAGCACCTTTTAGGGGGAAAGATTTCTATATTTATGGATATATAATTGAATATGATACGTAAATAAAGCCGCCATATTGGCGGCTTTTTGTTTGTTATTTGGTTGGAAAAGTTATTTTCAGAAGATGTTTAAGGGATATCAAAACAATTCCCATATTGCATAGCTCTTTTGAAGTTTCAACCTCTTGCACTTCATGAAAGAATGCTTTAAGCATTCGCTTTGCTGTTTTGTCTTTGCCGTATTTAATAAGTAAATCTGCAATTTCATCATACATCTGGTTTTTCTGTTTTTTGGTTAATGCGTCCATGGTCAATCCTCACTTTCTGGAATTTGTTGTACATTCCAATAAATATATTTCTTTCTTCCAAATCGGTTTTGCTGCTTTCCAAATTGAATTTTAAAGTGTTCAATCGCTTCTTTTGCACTAATCGCGCTAATTCTTAAATATTCAAATTCGTGTGCCTCGGTATTAAAACATTCAATTACATATTCATTCATATAATGCCTCAACTGATACAATAATTTTAGTGTTATCCATTTTACGTTTAAATTGGTCTATAGCATGTGATTCACTGAAACCAAATATCGTATCATATTCTGTTTTGTCTGATACTGTGTCATAGTACTCAATTAAATATATTTTCATTTATACCTCACTCTCTATATAAGCGTGTTATCTCTGTTATTACATAAGCTTTACCTTTAAACATTACATTAAAATCATTTCTTGCATGGGCTTCATCACATGCTAAAATTTTAATGTATTTAATCTTGTTTAAGTAAATATCGTGCTATTCTACTAAAAAGAATGCCAAATTACGCATTTTGCACCTCACTTTCTCCTGTCAATCTCTTGTGGATATCGTCACGAGTCACCCAATATTCGATTGTCATATAATTTGTTGAGCGTCTGCCCTTATAGAAACATGGTCTTGTGCGAACTACGCCTTTTCCATACTTGCCGTTATACTTATGTAATGTTGACAGATTCTCGTTCATATAACCAGGTACATCCGCACATGTCACATAATGCAAGTTGTTTTCGTGGCAGTATTCGCTTGTATAATCGCGATCACCTATTACAAGTGGGGAAGATTCAATTGTGTTTCTCTTTTTAATTCCATAAAGATTCATATTACTCCATTTCTCACCGTCAAGCCGATATGACAGCTATGTTTAATTTTGCCTGTTAAATGTTAATTGTAACGTCTCGATTCATGATAACCAAATTCTTCAGATTCGACACTTGATTGTACATTGCAATTCACGTTCACGTCTGCTATCTTTGCTCTAACGTATTGTACTAAAGCAATTGTGCATCTCTCATGCCTGTATGCACTATGTACATAACTAATTAAGCGACTTGTTAAGCTACGATATTGCGTAATTGATTTGCATTTATACATGCTTTTAATTGTGTTTCGCGCTAACTTGTAAATTGTCATGTACTTCTGTCGTTTGGTATCGAGCATGTCAAAATCTAGGTTGGCGAGAGTGTTGAGGCTAACGTGATGCCATCCTGGATTCTTTCTCGCTTTGTATAAGCTGTCAAACATGCAACACGTTGTTGCAATTGTCTGATAACCTTGCATACAAGCGTTAAAATGTGAACAATCACCGCACACTTTTTCAACGTCTCTATAAGAATATCTTTTGCTTAATGTTAAGCTATGTGTTTCCATGAGGTATTTTGTTCTGCCGTGGTCATCGTTCTGTGTTGGAGTTGTGTCTAAAATTTCTTCATATTCGTTATTGTCGTCAAAATCAGAGGTTTCTAAAGTTTCTGTTGAAAAGTTGTCGTTATTTAAGAAAAATTCTACACAACTTTTCAAAATATCCCACTTCAATTCTTTCTGTGTCTTGTAATTATCTAAAAGGAATGTTGCAATACGTACTTGACGCTCATCTGTCAAATAATAAATAATAATTGTATCTTCATTAACCAGAACGTTTTTAAATGTTAACCAGTCATTAGACAATCCAATTTTATGATTTGTGCATTTAAGATATGGACTGTTTGACCATCCCTCGATATCTTCTACTGTTGCATATGATAGACACTCTAAAACGCCATTGTCTTTACAAATGGTATTATCATGACACTTGCCATATGTAACATACTCCATAAATTTGTAATAATTGTTTGACTTTCTCATATTTGTTATCTCCTTTTCTTTATTTTATTTTCTTTATCTTTCTGATTATATTATAGCAAATATCAGAATATATACAATGATATTATTTAACATCTTATCAAAAGCTTTCTTGATGTATTTTAATTCACGGATTATTAACAATTTTGTAATATTCCATTCACACTTTCACGCTTTCACACGTTCCACTTTAACGC